TATATACATTAAACTTTTTTATGATTATTATAAATAAAAAAAAACCGTTGATTCGGGTTCAACGGCTAAAACCTTTACTGCTCACAAAACAAAGTTAGATGAGTGAAAAAACCTCCTAAGTGTGCATTGTAAAGAGGCATCGAGGGTGTATTGAAAAAATAAGACCCGATAACTGTTCTTAAGGGAAGTAAATCGGGTACTGTTAACGCAAAGATACAAAAAAGCCTACACTAATAAATAGGTAGGCTCAAAATTCAGGCGTTCAACTCCGAATTTATAGTGTCGTTTCGTGGATCAAAGTATAAGAATAAACACGCCCTTTCTGCACCTCAACAAACTTAAATAAAGCATTCATATTAGCAACAGATGCGCCTTGACAACCTGCTGACCAATTACCTACTTTATTCCCTTTGCCCATATAATGAAAGTTAGTAAAAGCGATTTCTTCGTAAATTTTACCGTGAAATTCAAGTTGTGAATCCTTATCATTATCCCTCCAATACAACATTGGTTTAATTTGCCTAAATGCTTTTTGCCCCATGTGCCCTTTATCCATCAACTGATAACAACCCCTATATTGTTTGTCGTGTACAAGGATAGCGGTTCCTAATTTATTCATTGGTTTCAATCTGTAAAAGACTCCAGCATCTGTTGTAATTGGAATAATTAGATCGTGACGTTTGCCTTTGGAATCCCAATAGAAAGCACCGCCCCAATCGTTAAAAGTGTCTGCTGTGTTTTCGTTTGTTCGCACTCCGAAAAGGTTTATTGAATTAGGCTCACGGAATACAACCGCTCCTATTTTTTCCATTGCTTTAATAACTTGGTCGATTGTTGGTTTCATAATAATTGTATTTGTTTTTTTACTTCTTTCCAAAATGCCATTTTTACGGCTTGTTCAACTTTCATAATTTCATCCACAGTTAGCAATGCTGATTTTATAGCTATAATTGTGCATAGTATTTCGTGACCGCAATCTGTATCTTCATTGACTAGAATAACTTTAAATGAATCTACTAATTCAACTGCTTTTTGTTTAGGTGTAATCATTTCAAAAATATTAGATAAATAGTGTAACTGATTAGTAAAGTTATTAATAATTCGTATAATAGGTTGCGGAGGTTCATAAGAAAAGTTTTAGGTAAATTTTTTGTAATAACAAGATACATAGTAAATCCAACAAACACCTAAACCAATAGCTTTGATAACGGCTTAAATATAAATAAATTGATTAATAAACTAATTCCAATCCCAAACATTAACCATATCAACCAATTTAACTTTTTTGCTTTTTTTACCTCCGCTTTCTTTTCAATTTTAACAAGTTTAGTTTTCCACTTAGTAACGTATCTAATTGTTTCAATTGAATCACGCTGTAATCTGTATTTGTAGCGTATTTCTTGACGTGTCGGTGGTATTTGTACTTCGGGGCAATTTAAAGGCATTTCAACGAAGATTATTGAATCTTTGCCGTTTACTTTGATTGTCTTTTCGACCGTTACAACTCGCTCCGTTGTGTCGATTTTACCGCCTTTGTTTAGGAATTTAGTAAAGTGATAGTTTGCGGAACAACCGTATAAGAAATAAAGCATTCCAACGATCCAAAGCGCACCCAGTAGGAATGCGCTTAAATGTTTGTAGTTTAGTTTCATAATTGTTTTTTAGGGTAAAATTCAACTAATATTTTCATTTCTTGTTCTGTAATAACTCGTATTGTATTGTGTTTTTTGTAAATGGTATATTTTCCATCGCAAGGATTCCAATTTATACACAAATCTTTTGGTAATTTATATTCCAAAACAAAGCCTTTCCATCCGTGAATATTGAAATGCGTTTCACAATCAATATCAAATCGCTTAAACCCTAAAGCTAATAAATCAATATATTTCATCTTACTTAATTTTAACACTATCAACATACTCTCTTTTCATTTCCATTTTAGCTTTCTTGTGTTTTCTGATTACAAGAATTGACGCTGTCGGTACTGCTATGCACATCGCAACGATGTAAGCTAACATAAGGTTTAGTTTTTTCATTTAGTATAAATTTTACATTCGTTACATTGTTTTTTGCAATCTGAATCAACTGCTAAACATTCAAAGTTAATTTGTTCTTCTTTACCACCGATTAACGACGCTTTCAGCTCTTGATATTCAGCGTTGTTTTTCAGCTTAGTATCGAAGTAGTAAAGGATTTTGTTTAGCTTTTTTGTTTCGTCAAACGCTTCATCTAATTGTGCGTTAAGTTGCTTGTTTTTCAAGTCCCACTTAACAGAATAGTCTTGTAGGTTAGCTTCTAATTCTTTGATTTTATCCGCTTGTCGTTGGATTGTTTCTTTTAGGTGTCTTTCGTTACTCATTTTATTCGGGTTTAAAAGTTTCGTTGTAGTATTGTTCTGCCATTCTATTATAAAATCTACTTGGTTTTTCAGATTGTTGGTCGCTCCTACCATCTCTATAAGTATTTATTATCTGCTCTTTCTCCATTTCTTTGGCTTGTTTAATTAATTCTCTTTTATTCAATTCGTTTTTAGGAATTATATGAGAATTTTCTATTAACCATTCTACCGCTGTTTGTTTCATTTTATTCGGGTTTAAAACTTTTGTTGTAGTATTGTTCGCCATTCTCAATATTTGTTTCTCTTGTTAAAGCAAATATTTGTCCATCTATACCTCCATTTTGGTAAGCATCAATTATCTGTTGCTTTTCCATTTCTTTGGCTTGTTTTAGTGTTTCAATAGCTTCACTTCCACCGCTTAAATCTAAGTTATCAAATAACCATTCTACTGCTGTCATTTCGCTTGTTCTTTAAGTTTTTGAATTTCTTGATTTTTAGCCAATAATTTAGCATTTTTTCTTTTGTCTTCTGCAAACAAATCTCTAAGCATATCGTTAGCTGTTGCAAGTTGCTCGTTTAATGCATCGTGACGTTCGCATTTACGCTTGTAGTAAGTTTTCAAAGTGATGTACTTCAAAGTTAACAGAATCGAAAACCCTGTTGAAATAAGCGTTAACGCTCCGATAGTAATTGTGTAAGTGTTCATATTATTTGTTTATTAGTTACGTTGTTAAACCCCCTCAATTCGTGATAAATCAGGCTTCGGGGGTTATTTATTAGTTACGTTTAAAAATGCCGTCTTTCCGTGCTGTCAACGGTTTTAATCAATACTATTGATTCAACTTTCACCGTAAGTATTAAAAACCCCTCCAACTGTATTTTTAATTTAATTGCCAGACTTCGAGTAACTGGAGGGGTTGGTATCTCTCAGGTACCTTGTTTAATAATTTGATTTTAATTCACTGTAATAATACTTGTCAAAAATTTCTTGTCTTAAATAGTCAAAACCATTGAATTGACAAAAGAAAATTACTTTATGTGCTTTGCTTGAAAAATACCAGCCTTTTAAACCACCTTTAAAAGTTATTTCTTCTGCTAATTTTCCGTCTATCATTTTCAAATTCATATTCAAATGTACTAACTATCTTCATTCGCTTGACCGCTATTGTGATGAACGGTTAATGTTGGTGATGAGTGGTGGGTTTTTAATTAAGAAATCAAATTTATGTTTATTCACATACTGTTTCACCTTTGTTGGTGTGTAATAAACAGGCTTTGCAACTACTATCTTTACCGCTAATTCTAAGTAATTCATGGTTCCTTAATTTTATCATAACTTGTTCTAATTTCTTGACCTTCAAACAACACTAATACGCTGTTTAATGACTTTTCAATAATAGCACATTCTACTCCTTTATAGATGCAAGGACGGTATTTGATAAAATACTTCGTGTTCTTTGGTAATTCGTGGTTTTGTTCTACTATCTGATAGTTAGTTTTTCCGTTGGTTTCGGTTTTTAGTAGGTGTGTTTTCATCTTATTTCAGTATTAGGTGTTGTGAAATCAATATTTTCAGTATTCTCACAAAACCATTTAGTTTCGTCTTTCGTGGCTTTTCTTTGGATTAAATCAATATGACTTAATTCTTTTTTGCAATGAATATCTTGAATCCAAATTCCCATATCCATTTCATTACCTAAATACTGTACGATTTCACTATCTACAATAATTATGTCGAATTTTCTTAATTGTGTTTTCATATCTTAGATTTTACAAATTCGTGAATAACTCCGTTGATCATTTCTTTTCTCACTTCTCTTTCAGGCTTAGCGCAGTCGATTGTTTCGACCGTGTAATTAACCGCAATTCCTTGCGAAGTGAAACTACCTTTTTCACCACCTTGTTTTATTTGCTGTGATGCTTTTTCAAGTACCAAAGTAAGGTAATGAGAATCTTCGCAAGTTAGGTTTATTGTGATTGTTTTCATAACCTCTTTTTTAGCCAATATCTATGCTCCTCAACTTCATTTGCTAATTCGTGTAATCGTTTGATTTTTTCATTAATCTTACTAATCAAACATTCGTATTCAAACATTCGCTCTTCAATCACCTCTTTGTTGGCAACTTCACCAGTTGAACAATTGGGGCAATTTTCTGTTTCATCGTAAATCGGATTTTCATTAAAGTCTGCATTTACTACTATTGTCGCATCACCTTTACAAATGTCGCATTGCTTATAAAGTGAATTTCGTTCAACTGCTGTAAGTCGTGCAAGTTTTTCTTGGATTGTTTCGTTTTTCATTTCGCTAATCATTAATTGTTAATTCTAATCTTTCCATTAACTCTTCAACTACTAACCATTTCTCAACTGCTCTTTGTGTGCTATAATCAGCCGAACCAAAAGCATCTCTATTTTCTATGTAGTTATTTTTTAATTCTTGCTCATACGTGCAAATAATTCTAATAATTTGATCTCTGTCTAGTTTCATATCGTAAATTTAAAGTTAAAAGCCGTCCGATTTGTGTTATTATGACGAACGGCTAATTGTGGTTATGAGTGGTTTTGTATTAGTTTAAAAATTTCATTTGTGGCATAAAACGCACAAGCAAGTACGTACAAGGCAACGAAGATTATAAGGGTTTTAATAATTTGTTTCATCTTCTCACAATTATTAATTTACCGTCAATCTCCTTTGCTGTGTATTTCTCATTAAGCTTTTCAATCAATTCTTTTATTGAGTACAATTTTAAAGCGTTGATTCCGTTCAATTGCTTATATATTGAAGAATAGCTTATTTGTGCCGTTTCGCACGCTTCTAAGAGGCTTGAGTACCCTTGTTGAATATAGAACAAGGTTACTTCTTTTCGTGCTTGTTGGTGGGATATTTTCATTTCGTTTAATTTATCGTGCGTTACAGATGCGCACCCCCTGATTGATTATGCTTTGTTTAATCTGTTTTCAATTGCGCAAAATTCATTAGCCATAAATAAAAGTATACCTACTTTGTTTTTATTCCACTCTTCAGCTGTTATGCCTAATTTTTTAGCTACTTCAACACATTTAGTTCTGAACTCTAAACATTCTACTAAATCTGTTCTTCTTTTCATTTCTGCTTTAATCATTTCAGTTGCTTTCATAATTCCTTTGTTTTAAATGTTGAACAAATCTAATACTTATTTTCCATTCGGCAAAACATTTACCTAATTATTTTTCAATTATTTTTTAACTATCTGAAAATCAATCATAAAAAAAAAGCCTACCAAATGAATGATAGGCTTAATTAACCTTAAAAAAAACGAATATGAAAGTGTAAATTTAGTAATTATTCTTTGTCAATCTTTTTATTCCAAACATTTAAACCGATTGCTGTGGCTGAATAGCCGATAAAAATCAATACGATGTCATAATGAAATCCACAAACCGCTAAACCAACGGCAACCCAAAACGCTGTAAATGAAGCTACTCGCTTTTGCTCAAACGTTCCTTTTGGTGCGAGTGTGTCGTAAATTATTTTTTTCATTTGGTAAAATTGCTATTAGTCGTTCTGGTGTTTGATATGAATTATTTGCGTTTCGTTGGATCAAAACCCTATCTTCATAACAATCGTATAACTTCGCTTCAATAACTTCAATCTTTTTTTCAGCCTTCTGAATCGAGAAATATAAGTAAACAATTGCAGCTATAAAAAATAAATTCTTTGCACCGTATTTGTGTAGCAGTTCAAGCCCGTTCTGTATCATTTCGTATAAAACTGTTTTGTTTCAAAATTATAAAATATTTCTTTACCCTCAGGATTTTCAAGGTCATAAGTTTGGTTAATGGCAACTTCATTTACTTCCGTTGGTTCGTCTAGTCGGCAATAAAGAAATTTACACGTATTTCGGTCAACTATACTTTTCATGTTAGAAATTCTTTAAATGTGAAAATGAACAAGTTGCACTATCTCCAGACCCTGACGGCTGATAAGTCACAAAAAACCAAAGTGGCTGTGTGACATCGATAGCGTTACTTAATGTTGCAATTGCTGAACTCAATAAATCTGATGCGACCGATGTTGTAGGTGGAAAGCCAATTATATTTCCACCACTTATAGTTAATTTTCTCCGCACAGATGCAAACGTACTTGTATTACCCCCCATGCCGTTAGTAGCTAATTGAACAGAACCAACAAGCGTATTGGAAGTGTTTAACTTCAGTCTAAATGTACCATTTGCGGACGGTGAAACTCGAAAGAATTGAGTTTCAAAATGCAATATAGTATTCGCGCTCAATTCATTGGCTGAAAATGAATAAGTGTGTACTATCGTTTCTGACGTTGTTCCCGTCACCGTTCCGCCAAATTGTTGCTTATTGACAAAACCCAACTTCGCTAATATACTGCTTTGCGTTTCATCTCCAGTATTTATTCCACTTGTATTTCCAATTACCGTTAAATTAGCGTCTGTTACGTAACGTTTATTTGAACTATCCGCAATATCCGCTGTGGTTGCATCCGCACCGCTTGTTACAAGTCCTTTCGCATCGTAAGTTATTTTAGTTTTAGTTGCTCCCGTAATTGCTGAATTAGTTGCAACCGCTCCAACATCACTTGCTGTATAATTAAGTAAACTTTTTACCTCACTAACAGAAAGCCCTTCAATATTAGAACCACCACCGCTTTTTCTACCTAAAATCTCATTGTTTCCAATTGATACTGCAACAGGGTCGCCTGCTCCACTTTGCTTGGCTAATATTGAATGCGAAGTGAAATCGGATTTTTCCACAAAATCAGAAGTGTTTGGTATATCAGCTGTAGTAGCTATTGTGTAGCTCCCAGTAGTTTTGTTAGGGAATTCAAGAGTGACATTGTTAGGTGAAGTGACATTTGTAGCTTTAAATGTTCCAGCAATAGCACCGTTACCTCTAACAAATTGGATGTTATTACCAAATAAAAAAAGCTGTTCTCCAGTTGAATTGGTGCCTAACTCAAGATAATTAGGAGATAAAACTGAATAATTATCTGGGCTTGAAATATCATCAAATGCCACAAATGAGTTTGTAGTGATAATTCCATTAGTAGTGTCATTTCCTATGTCAGTAACTTGCTGTAAATTCTGACTACCACCACCTAAATAAGAAACCCACGCTCCCGAATGAAACAACCTTAAAATAGTTGTGCCTTCCGTATATGCGACTGAATTAATAGTTGCCGTTCCATTTCTTACAAATACTTCATATCCTTTTCCATTTACTCCAGTTGGGTCTGTAAATGTAGCATTCGCTACAACGTGATAAACTCGGTCGTTTTCCGCTGTTTGATTTGCCGAAACTACTATTGGTTTCGATTGTACGTTTGTTAAATTTATATCTAAACTCATGCTGTGATATTTATTACTTGATTAGGGTCTAAAGTTACAATACTTCCCGTTTGGTTTAATATGCCGTCAACATAAACATTAACCGTTGTATTTGGCAATTCTAAATTCTCATCTGTTGTAACTGAATAAGTGTCGTTTGAATTACTTACAACAACCGAAGCTGAACCACCCTCACAAGTGTAAGTACCACCTGCCAAAACCTGTATTGTTTCGCTTCCGTCTGTTACCGTAACATTTGGGCAACCACTTGTAAATCCAGTATCGCAAACGGTCATATCGGACGGCATAATAACATCGAATGTCATTGCCCAACCTGCCAACTTATTCTCAAATCTATCAGTAAACGGTTCTAAGGTTGCGTCGCCGTCCATCATAATATAGTCAGGGTTCAAATCCCCTCTTTTCATTATGTCGTGAACTCGATTAAGTGCCTGCAACATTGCATTCATTATAGACGGTTCAAGGTCGTATTTTTCCTTACTGTCTAAAATGTCCATCGCTAAAACAGTGATATTGAAGCGTTGCATTTTACCCTCTATACTTGCTGAATTAATGATAATATGCGCTAAAGGGAAAATCGTTTGTTTCGCTAAATCAATATCACTAATTTGCCCGTCCGTAATTGTGGAAATTAGGTTAGTCGCTTGTAACTGCGCGCGAAGTGTATCAAGTATCTTAAAATAACTCATTTCTTTTCTTTTGGTTTTTCTTGTTCGATTTGTTGAAGGAAAACCATTAATTTTTCAATGTTCTTTTTTGACCGCTTTTTCATAAAACCCAGTTAGTAAAGTTAGTATCTGAACTTGGATAAATATCGCCGTTGCTGTTGCTGTTGTATTCAGGAAACAAAGCTTGATTAAAACACATATAATCTACAAATCTACTGCTATAATGGTTTGCCGTTTGCGTTTGTTTATCAATCAATAAAGATAATTCTAAACGGTCGATATTTTCGCTTTGTTCTGCGTTATGCTTATAAACTCCTTTATTACCAATTGTGTATGCTGAATAAGGTAAATATTCAACCATCGCCCAATGGATCAACATCGGTTTAATGTACGTGTTTACTAAAGTTAAATAGTTACCACCTAAAGTATTCGCTATAATATCCGCTTTTATCTTTTCAAGTAAATCAGTACCTAAATACTTTTGGACGTGAATATCTTGAGCTATCTTTACATATTGCAAAAACTTTTCTGGTGAAACGTTTCCGTTTAAAGTGGTAAATTTAACCACGTCATCCCTTGTTATAATTAGTGCTTCTGCCATTTCGTGTTATTTAGGTAAAAATCCTTTGTTTGGCATATCAACTGGTCTCATCGCTACTAAATTCGGGTTGCGAACTCTATAACCTGCTTTTTCTGCCTTGTTAGTTGAAATCGTTTTCGCTTTCGGGCTCAACGGGTCGATACCACTTTTTTCATCAAAAGCTACAAACGTTTTACGCATCCATTTGTGAAAACATGAACCACCCCCCTTATAAAACCATACCGAATATGTATCTTTTCCACGTGGCCCCCAACCTGCATTAACGGGTAAAGCTCCCATTCTTATAATATCTTCTTTTCGATATAGCTTATTTGCTCCTACCATTTTTCGGCAAAATTCTCTTGAATTATCTCTTAATCCTCCCTCATAAGTATAGCGAACCATAAATTTAATACCGTCAACTGTTGCGTCTTGTTCACTTTTTGCTCGTGGGTTTGCTGTTCCCGTTGAAACGAAATTATAAACTTGACTTAACAAGCTCAGTTTTTTATTGTTTAATGCTTCAATTTCGGCATCTTCTAAATCGTCGTTTTCATAGTCAACCTCGTAGCTGTCAATCAATACCCAATTGCTTGGCATATCTTCGCCTAAATCAATTAACGCTTGTGCAACTTTATCATCTTCGCTTTCTTGTTTACTCAATTCCGTTCCCGTTTCTTCTTGCTTATCTTCGCTCGATTGCACGTTTTCCAAATCAGTAAACTCTAAAGGTTGTAACGTTTTAAAAAACAATTTAGCCGTGTTCCCGTTGAAAGATGTTATTTGTTCTAATCCATCAATCAAAAGTTGCTGTAACGGTCTAATAACCATATTATCGAATAATACAAAAGCATTCTTTAATTCATCTGCATTGCTTCCGAATCCGTTAGCGCTTCCTAAACCTAATAACAAACCGCTTGTAATAGAATGCGAAACCATAATTTTACGCTCGCACTCTAAACTTAATTGATTATACAAATCAGGTGCATCGTTCAAAGGAATATCGTCTACCGTTGTTGCCGTTTCTTTGTTATTATTAAATCCAACTATTACTCTTTGACCTTTGCTTCCAGTCAACTTTGACTTAATTTGTTGCTGTAACAAATTTTGGGTTTCAATGTCAGGTTGCCCGTTGTTGAAATTTACTACTTTAGTTCCGCTAAATCTGTTTTGCACCTCCTCAATAAGGTAATCGCTTACTTCTTCTTCAAGTAACGCGTAAGCCGTTCCTGCAACGTAATCGGGCAAAGAAAAATACTTCATTCCAATTGCATAAGGTTTAATTACTAAGATTTCAACTTTGTCTTTTGAACTTCCAAATGTAGCGAATGGTTTAGGTGGAAATTTCTTAATGTCTTCCCAATTATTGGAATAATACCATTTGTTAATTTTCCCTTCATCGTCGCATTTCTCAGGCGCTAAAAGGTTCATGTCAATATGAAACGCCTTTAGTATTTTATCGTGCTTGTCGTTGTAGTGTACTTGGATAGCGCATTGACCTAATGTCTTTAAATCAAAGCAAAGTTTTCTTAAGCAATCCTTGTTGAACAAAGCCATTATTTGTGCGTATTCAGCAGGTTTTCTGCTTGCATCAATTACTCCTAATCCTTTACCATACATTAAACGGGTTACGTTGTTTATAATGGATTGATTCGTTGCACTTTTTCTATAACGGTCTATAAGAAATTGAAAGTAACTATTGTTTTCGCCAAAAGTTACATAACCTTTTTGCTTAGATTCTATTATTTGCGGTGCTTCGTATTGCGCCAAATTTATTACGTCTATATTCATAGCATTACAAAATCATTATTAGATGAATGTTCGTCAGTTTGCAACCCTGCTTTGTAACACCAAACCTGCTCACTACCTAAAAAGTTAGTTAGGTTGTAAAGTTGCACGATATAAAAACGTCCTGCTTTTAACGAATACACCGCTTGTACTCCGATATAATAACCGTAGTCAATTATCGTGGGTGCGTTAATCGTTGCGCTTGTTCCTGCTTCTTGGTCAATTACTACAATATGCGTAATCGTTGTGGATCGTGGCGCGCATTTCAATATTTGGTTTGATGTACTAACTTGTAAAACATTCATATTATTAAAACTATTAAAGTAGAAAACTGTTGCATAAAAAAAGGGTTACATTTCTGCAACCCCTTATTATGGAGACAATCAAACAAAATTCTAAGTTGTTGTGAAAGACGTTAATCCAGTCAAATCAGTTAATAAACCTGCTTCCGTTGTGCAATTGATTGTGTTTGCTGGCAAATTTTCGATACCTGTAAACGTCAATGTATAACCGTTCATATCGCCTGCCTCAACACCGCTTGCAATACTTCCTGCTGTTAAATCCATTCCACGTCTTAAACCTGCAATTCTGTAAAGGTTGTCTCGACCTCTTACAATAATATGCGGTCTTCCGTATGATAGCAATTTAACCATTTTAGTAGTTTTTGCGTCCTGCTTTTTCAACGTAATACTTAATTCTTGTGAAAAGAAAGTTGTACCATTGTTTCTGTCCGTTGTGATAGTTTCAGTGAAACTATTAGTTCCTTTTAAAGTGAATTTAAAACACGCTGTTACGTTTGCAATAGCCGTGATAATATCTTCCTCACCTGCCGTTGTTGAATAACTTACATCAACCTCGGGGTTAAAATCCCCGAAGTTGATTAAATATACCGCGTCTAATCCACCGATTGAATCTTTACAAACTTCTAATCTGCCGTTAGCTAAATCGCACATAAGTTCTTAGTTTACAGAGTTAGTAACATTGTATGTAACGATATCCTCTACAACACCATATTGAACACCTGCCGTCATTCTCATAACGATTCTAACATTTTGAGAACCGTCAACATCTGCCATATCCAAAAGTTTTACCTCTTGTGCATCGTTCATTAAACCAGTTCCAAATACTAAATTTTCTTTAGTTGTTGCAATCATTGTAGATGCAGGCAAACCTGGTGCGTGTGCTAATTTAACACCCTCGAAAGGTAGGATAGCGCCACCGTTAAACCACATTGAACCTTTACCATCAACACCATTTGCACCGATATTAGTAGCGAAACCACCTAATGCACGAACATACAATCTAAAAACGTTTGTTGAAACATAAATATGGAAATCCTCACGTGCTGAAACTGCTAACGGAGTAGCGTCAAGTACTTTTCCGATTTCTGCAATAACGTTAGTTGA